TGCGTGCGTGGCGGCAATGCTTCCACTAACAAGGAGACAGGGTACCCAAACATCATAAATCAGATAAGTAATACAACCGCGGGGTGAGCCCAAAAAACGTGAATTTAAGGTTTTTCTTTGAAAAAAAGGAAGTTTTGACATGGCAAAAATAATCCGGGCCCCAAGTCACTTATCAAAAGAGGCAAAAAAAACCTGGAAAGAATTGATTTTCGAATATGCAATCGAAGATGAGGCGGGATTGCGGATTTTACAGGCTGCACTTGAGGCTTTTGACCGAGCGCAACTGGCCCGGGTAAGCATAGGCAAGCATGGGATGGTTTACACCGACAAAGCGGGTCAGCCAAAACCCCACCCGCTGTTGACAGTCGAACGAGATTCAAGGGCGGCTTTCCTCTCTGGTTTGAAAAGTCTCAACTTGGATATCGAACCCCTTCGGGATAAACCGGGCCGGCCAGGAGGGAGATAAAATGCCAACGAATAGAAAACGAAGATCACGAAAATTTAAGCCCTCAACAATTTCTGTAGCATTGAAAAAATACTTTAAAGGGGAAGCGTACGGCCCTGATGACGAAGGCGCTTGTGATGTTTTTTTGATGGAGTTAAGACCGGCAATGAAGCAGGCATGGGAATCATACCGGGATCAGATCATGACCGATTGGATGAAAAAATATCCATGTACCAGGCCTTACGCTTTCTGGAAGTTTGATGCACCGGAACTAAGGAAACAAATCAGCGGATCGGGTGATGTGGATTATGAGGGAGCCTGCATTTCTTCTGATGGTTTGCCTGAATACTGGCAGGTTGAGTGGGACAAGAACGATCTGCCCACGTTTGAAAGTGAGGCCGCATGCCTTCAGCGGCTTGGGATATTGACGCCTACAGAAAAGGCATATTTGAAAAAACATCCAAAATTAATGGAGCCAGAGGTAATTGAATATGAAGATGAATAACTCCGCCATAAGAGGCGGTTTAAATACTCGAAGTGCACGCCCTGCGGGATGCTGCGGCGATGCGAAGTTGATCGGTAAAGGACTTCTTAGACCTTCTTGCGGGATGCTGGAAGAATCTTTAATTCACGCGCGAGATGCCCGTGAGAGTAGTCTGGAGACCTATCGGCGAAAAGCTGAGAAAACAGCGGGATGCTGCGGACGGTCGGGATGGATAGAGCGAAGTTAACACGACGAAAACGCAACCAATGGTTGCCAAAATATGAGGATTTAATCATGTACGAAAATGAAAGAAAAGAAATAGAACTTTTGCGCGAAGGAATTGCAAAAATTGAAGTGAAATGCAGACATGAGATGCGTCAACCGTTACCTGTTGAGCGCAGTCTTATGGCCGAGATGCGGCAAAAGGCGGACCAACTTGAACTTGAATTGCCGGTTGGTAACCCTTTGACGTTCCAGGGGCCGCAAGCAAGGGCGAGCGGCGGCAATGGCGGACCTTTCAACACGCATGGCGAGTTCTTTCAGGCTGTGCGCACTGCTGGGTTACCTGGTGGGCGGACAGACCACCGGCTATATGCAGCCGCAACCGGGGCTAATGAAACGACACCCAGCGATGGTGGTTTTCTTGTGGGTCAGGATTTACGATCCGAAATTCTAACAACGGCTTTTGACGTGGGGAAACTTGCGAAGCTATGCACGCGCTATACTGTTTCCAGCAATGCCAATGGAATTCAAATTCCAGGCCTTGATGAAACGTCCCGGGCAGCGGGCTCCAGACACGGAGGAGTGAGATCTTATTATATATCCGAGGCCTCAGAGAAGACGGCCAGCAAGCCGAAGTTCAGATTGATTGCGTTGACTTTGAAAAAATCGGTCGTTTTAATTTATGCCACCGACGAAATTATCCAAGATGTTTCAGTACTTGCAAGGTATATCACGAAAGTGGCCGGTGACGAAATCGCATTCACGATGGACGATGCCATCATAAATGGGACAGGCGCCGGGCAGCCGCTTGGAATCTTGAATTCTGGGGCATTAGTCACAGTTCCGAAGGAAACAGGACAGGCTGCGGACACATTAGTTCTAGAGAACATCGTAAAAATGTGGTCCCGGATGATTGGAAGTAGCCGACAGAATGCCGTGTGGCTCATAAATCAGAATGTTGAGAGCCAGCTCTACACCATGAGCCTAAGCGTCGGAACTGGTGGATCTCCGGTTTTTCTGCCAGGTGGCGCAATGAGCGCGCAGCCGTATATGACACTTTTCGGCAGGCCAATAATACCTTGCGAGCAATGCGCCGAGTTGGGAGATCTTGGGGACATTATCCTTGCCGATTTTAAAAACGGGGGTGTGTTGATCGAGAAAGGGGGAATCCAGGCGGATATGAGCATTCACATTCGATTTATAGAGGATGAAAGTGTGTTCAGATTTGTAAGTCGCTGGGATTTCCAACCCGTCCTCGCTGCGCCCGTTACGCCTTTTAAAGGTGGGGCAAGCAACACGCAATCGCATTTTGTGGCTCTCGCAGCCAGAGACTAACATTAACAGGCCGGGGGGACCATATCGGTCCCCCCGGTTTTCATGAGGTATAGAAATGGCAATAGCAATCACAACACCGCAACCGGGCAAGTTTGGCTGGATTATAAATGCGACCTCTGCGGATGCCAGTGGATGCGAGGAATTGAAAGCGGCGGTTGCGGGGAAATCCATCATAGTTGACCACCTTACTATAAACAACGGGGCAGGCGCGCAAAGCATCACGATCGGACAGGGCAAGACAGGCGCAGGGGTTACAACGGCCTTGATCGGGCCGGTGGCTATGGCAGCGAATACGAGCTTACAGTGGGACTTCCCCAGCGGCATAGTCCTGACAGCGGCAACGAGTTTGACTGTTGATTCGTCAAGCAATACCGCACTTTGTGTTTTTGCATCGGGCCGGATTGAATAAAAGGTTTTGCCCTCCGCTTTGGTCTTACTCCTTTGGGCCGGCGTCTCAGTAGGGGGGAAAAGGGGGAGTGTGCGGTAGCTGCGAGGCGCTGCGGGCGAGTTACGGCCTTCAAATCACTCCCGGGCAGCATGTTGAGGGCTTCTTCGTGCTGCCCAAAAAGGGCGCGTCATTCGGCATTGGGTCGGGTGGCGCGGTCCTTTTTCCCGGTATCGGGAGAATTTTCTTGACATCCTCAAATGGATTTGATATGAATAAGTTATCCTTAAATAGTAACCGCGAGGCCTGCGAAAGTGGCATTTTTTATTGGAAAATTAATATTGACCTATTCCCGAAAGTGGCCGGTATCCGTGAGGACCGGGCGGCTGTTACTGGCCGTAGGACCGCTTTCGGGATTTTTTGTTGAAAGGGGGACATCATGGGAGTAGGTTATTATTTACTTAAAAACATAGGCAAGGAGCCTATCAAACGCAACGAGGATCAACGTTAAGGGTCAAAGGCATATCATGGCAAGGGGTTACAGTATTTCTTGCAGGGTTGCCCGCACGCGCCTGGGAAAGAGGAGAATTTGTCTACAATTGTAGACATCCTACCTGGGTTGCCCGCACGCGCCTGGGAAAGAGGGGCTGAAAAGAATATTTCCACAATTGTGGAAAGGGTTGCCCGCACGCGCCTGGGAAAGAGGGCGGAAAAGGTGTGGAAAATTTGCCACCCCTTGAAAAACTTCTTCTAACTGACCTTTGGATGTCCTGTCATACTCAACAAGAGATTGCCGAAGTCGTGGGGATACCTCGAAGGACGGTTGCAGATTATGCCGAAAGTTTCCTAAAGCAAGTTTCGGCACAATCCACCTTTTCCGACAACTTCACGCCACCGATTTACAATGTGTGGAAAAAACAAAACTAAACCAACCAAACTCTCCAAAACGGGAAAAAATGGGACAAGGTGTCCCACGGGTTGCCCGCCCGCGCACGGGAAAGAGTCAAGTGGTTCAAGGCAAACCACCCAATCAAACTAAACAAGACCAAAAGTTTATTCTTAATCAAGGCAGTATAGAAGTTGGTCAGGTTGACCAATCTGATTTAACTAAGTTTAACTAAACGGGGGGGAGATTATGAAAGGCGTTTACACAAGGACGTATGGTGACACCGTGTCTTATGGGATCGACTATATTCACCCTATTACCGGGCAACGTATCAGGAAGATCCTTAAAGGTGTTACAAGTCAGGAAGAGGCCGCAACGCTGAGAACGATTGAGATTGCAGACGCGAACCGGGGAGCTATTGACCAGGCGTATGGACTGAAAGCAAAGGTCAAGACGGTTTCGCTCGAATCCATGATTGACGAATACATAGAATGGTCAAAGCAGAATAAGAAGTCATGGAAAACAGACTATTTCAGAGCGCAGGCATTGCGGAGGGTTTTCAAGGGTAAGTTAATGTCAGACCTTACACCCTTCATGATTGAGAAATACAAGATGATCCGGGTTAAGGATGTGACAAAGAATACCGTCAATAAGGAGCTCATCCTTGGAAAGCAGATATATCAAAAGGCGATTGAGTGGGGGAAATACAACGGTGAAAACCCTTTTGACAAGGCGACAAAGTTCAAAGTTAAGAAACCTCAGAAACCCGGTTCACTTTCACCGGAAGAGGTTAAGGCCATAAGAGACGAAATCAAGCATCAGGTAAAAGCTGACATGGTTGACTTTGACTTTAACACAGGTTGGCGTATCAGCGAGATCCGCAACTTGAAATGGAAGGATGTTGACCTGGAGGCCGGTCTTGCATGGATCACTGACCCAAAGAACAGCGAACCGGTTGAAATTGACTTGAATGATGAGGCCAATCGTATTATAAGTAGACAAAAGAAAAGAAGTGAATATGTTTTCTGCCATAAGAACGGAAATCCATTCAAAACGAAC